GAAGGCTCCTACAACACAGAAACCTACAAAACCTACTAAGTAGTCATGGTTGAAGAGAATGTCATCCAACAGGAGTCTGTGGCTTCTGTTGAGCAGTCTGTGGCTGCAACCGATGCTCCACAAACTCCACCAGCCGTAGATGCTGAAGCTATTAAAGCCGAATATGAAGCAAAGCTTACTCAAGAGCGAGCTTCAAGAGAGAAAGCAGAGAAATCCTTTGGTGAATTGAAGGCTAAGGTCGATGATATGTATAAAAAAGCTGATGAAAAACGTGTTAAATCGTTAGAAGATCAGGGTCAATTCAAACCTCTATGGGAGGAAGCGAATAAGACGAATCAAGAAAGAGTAAGAGAAATTGACGCTTTAAAGTCTCAATTAGACCAATTAAAACGTTCTAACGAAACTGAAGCTGTTAGGAATTCTGCTTTAGCTGCTATCAGTAATGCTGGTGCGATTAATGCAGAACAAACCTTATCTCTTCTTCAAAATCAATTACAGAAGAATGAGAAAGGAGAAACAGTTGTTTTAAGTGGTGGTGTAGAACAGAACTTGGGTTCTTATGTGAACAACTTAAGGAATCCTGGTTCAGGGTGGGAGCATCATTTTAAAGCAAGCAGTGCATCGGGCATGGGAACAAAACCAAGTCCAATGTCTAACATTGCTCCAGGTACAGAGAACCCTTGGAAGACGGG